CGTTTACGTTGGTGTAAAAACTGACATTGCCTACATTAGCACTATTGGTTATCTGAACATTTCCATCAAGATCTTTGAAAGCAAAATTGTATGGCCCAAAATGCACATTGCCCGATACATCAAGATTACCTGTAATCTCACTGCCTACTACAACCCAGATATTATCAGTGGTGTAATTTTTAAGATTGTTAATACTTGTATCAAACCATAGTTGTCCATGAATTGGATTGGCTGGCGCACTACCAAATGCAAAGTTTTCTAGTAAGTGAACAAAATTTTCATTGGTTTGATCGCCGTAATTTTGTACCAACCGCCCAAACAGTGTGAGACTGGTGCTGGTAGTATCTTTGGTACCATCTAAAACTACAATCACTGATCCGTCGGTTTTGTTTACAAAATAACTCATTGTGTTTATCCTATACTACTAAAATTTGTTAATGTTTGAATTCTAACTGTGTAATCAATTTGAATCAATCTGTTCAAGCTTTTTTGCACCGGATGAAAAATAACGTGCGTTAAAAGTTTTCCAGTAGTAGTTAATCCCGAACTACCGTCTGTGCTTCTAGCCTTCAAACCTAATTCATCAAAGGTGTAGGTGTCTTCTAAGTTAGTGCTGTTATCAAAGGCACTTTGGCCTGTAGGTTCGCCGTAATCTAATAGACAGCTTATTACTATATCTGTATAAACTCTACCAGGAACGTGCCTAATTTCCATTTTATTTCTAGTGGGGTCAGCATTTAGTGCGCTGGTATTATCTACAATTTTGGCAAATGTGGGATTGTATAAGTTACTGTTGCCAGTGTTTACATTGGGCGGCAGATAGTTAATAATACCAGTAGGGTCTATGCTGGTTCCACCGTTGCCAAAATGCATTTCATAGATATAATTTTGGCCCTTATTTGCCAAAGTGTAAGCAATGGCCTCGCTAATATTTTCGTAATGAATAGCGTTCCGCTTGTCCACATAAATTTCGCCGGATTTGGGGTCAAAGATTTTGATATGTCCCTGCACATGGATGCCTCCGGTTTCATTGGGTTTGGTGTCTTTGTCCATAGAATTTTCTTGTAAATCTTCCATATTTTTATCCATATTACTATTTAGTTGGCTGTTGTTCATGGTGTATAACTAGGCTCCGCTCTAATGAACTGTGCAGCTACAGTTGTGCTGTTTTCTAGTGTTGTGCTAAATTGCTCCCATATGTTACTTCTAGTTATTGTGGTGCTTGTAAGCACTACATTACCGTTTGAAAGTAAGATTCTAGGATATTCAACATTGTTTGTAAATGTTATTTGTCCAAGTGGTTGAAATGAAACTATATTAGCAACTAAACTGCTAACTCCTGATGTTGCACTAACTAGATTAATTCTTGTACCAGCATTACCAAATAAATTACTACCAAACCCTACTAGACTTATAGAAACAACATTTACATTAGTAAATGTGCTAACATTAACAATTCTTGTTGCATTGTTAGTTGCTGTTTTAAGTGTGTTTAAGTTTCCAGCAATAAACTCAACTGGCACAGTTATAGACGATGTAACATTTGCTCTAACTCTTAGATTACTTTGAACACTTGGAGCAAGTGCAATTGAAGAAATATTAGCAGTAGAGAAATTAAAGGTTCCTGCTTGAATATTTGCAATATTCACTCGAGTACCAATGTTGGCTGCTGTTTGAATAACCGAAGTTGTTCCAGTAATAAATGTCACCGGAATAACATTTGAGTTAATAACATTACGTGAAACACGTAAATTTGCACTACCAACAGAGTATACATTAGGACTAAATCCTTTTAGTGTAATGTTTACAATATTTGCAGTTGTTTGACTAAACACGCTACCGCCACTGCTATAGAGGTTGGCAATATTGACTCTGGTTCCTGTATTAGTAGCAAATTTTAAGTTTTCTACATTTGCGGTAACAAACTGTACGTTAACAAAGTTTGAAACTACATTAGCATCTATTACTTGCAAGTTAGATAAGTTACCAACAAATTGTGTAATGTAATCTCCAATGTTTGCACTTATAGGACTTGATAATTCTAGTCTATATGTATTTCCTTGGAATTGAGTGATATAATCACCAATGTTTGATGTGATAGGACTTGACAACTCTAGTAGGTAGGTATTGCCCTCAAAAAATTGACCTATACTATCGCCGCGGTTAGCACTAATTGGGCTGCTTAAAGTTAAAGTGTAATCAAGATTGGCATTAGCATAAAATCCTGGTGACACAATATCAACTGCAATTACTTTACTATTAGTTACGTTAGATAAAATTTTAGCATTGCCAGTATTGTTTACAAATTGTGTAATGTAGTCGCCTATATTTGCTGTAATTGCTTCACCAAGAATAACTTTATAAGTGACATTTGACGTTACATTAACATTGCCGCTAATAGTTGCATAACTTGCAATTTGAGCATTTGGAATAATTTGAGCTTCACTACTGTCTGATACTAGATTGCCAGTTAATATTATGTTAGCAGCACCAGTTCCGTCTACACCACGACGTAATTGTCGCAACGAATTTAATTTAATTAATTGTACGTTAGCAGAATTAACGTACACATTGGCATTGGCATATACATTACCTGTGGTCAGGTAAACATTGCTATCAAGTGCAATTAATGTGTCTACAGGTATCTGTGTGTTAGCAGTCCATGCTACGGCTGTAGACATTTTTGCAAAGTCATATCTTTGATAATAATGAATTCGTTCACCGTTGACAAAAATAACACCTGGATTTCCCAATGCAGCGCCTGGTTCAGGTAATATACCGGCGTTTGTGACTAATATTTCATCGTCGGTTAAAATTAAGTTAGCTGAAAGTGTAGTTGTTGCATTAGCACTTATTCTTGTATACAAAACATTTGCACTCATTGGCTGGAACACTCTGAATCCATATGTTGCTGTATTGCCGACCGTGTTACTAAACACACGCATTTCCAAGGCATCATACATTCTTCCCGGAATCAATTCTTCAGGTGCATGACTCGCGTAGGCATCAACATAAGCGCCGCCAACAATGTTGATGTCTTGTGGTCTGGTTCCTAGCTCTGTATCTAGATAAGTGCTGTAAATATTTGAATCTAATACTGTTTGTAAATCTAAATACGATATAGTAACATTGGCATTGCCGCCTGTGTTGATTTCAGCAATGTTGGCCAACATGCTTGCACCGTTGATACTGATCGTATTAGACGATACGGTAAACTCTGGCACAGAATAAATTATGTCAACATAAAGCGAATCAGTGACTGATTGCAGCACCCAAGCATTAGCCAAGGTATTGGCCTGAGTAATATAGTCGCCAGTGTTAGCAGTGATTGGATCATCTAGTAGCAGCTTGTATGTTGTTTCTACCGGTTGTCCAGTCAATGTCATTGAATCTCTGTCAACACTAATAATTTTAAAGTATCCATTATTTTGGAAATCAAACGGAACCAATGATTCAATTCTGATGCTTTGATCAATTTCAAAGCCTAGAGTTTGAAAATTCACTGCATCTACATTGCCGCTATCCATGGTCAAACCAGTGTAGTTAAACGAAATGATATTACTGGTAATTTCAAATGCATTTGTTCTAAACTCAGGTCCAATAATATTAGTTCCTGGATATTCTACTCCGTCAACCAACTGTGCAAAAGTTTTTCCAGGCATTCCCACTTCAGGCTCATAGTACGCAACAATTCTATCTAATGCATTTAATAAAATGTTACCACTATCAATTTGGCTGAATCTAGTGAAATCAAATATTGATTCAGTTGTTACATTGGCATTTGTAGCAAGATAAGCTTGATTGTTGTAAACAACAATGTTGCCAGAACTGATGTAAATATTTGTTGTATCTACTAGAGCGTTCCCTGAAGTAATCACTGTATTGGCATAAGCCGTGTTGGGTTGCCATACTACCAAGTTGCTTGAATAAACAAATCTGTCAAATTTAATTGTGGTTGTGACATTTCTTACCAAGTTGTAACTTAAATTGGCCTGTGCGCTATAAAAATCATTTTTAAGCAAAGGATATGCAGTGGCTCCAACACCGTCACCATTTATAAACACATTTGGTGTTGAGGTATATCCGGACCCTGCACTGATCACGGTGATGCCTGTTACTTGTCCGTTCGCATTTATGGTGGTAATCGCACTGGCTCCTGAACCTCCGCCGCCGGTGATTTCGACGTTTGGAGGTAGTATATAGTTTAGGCCAACATTTCCAATTATGTAATCAGTTATTTTTAATTTGTAATTATTTGCCCAATCAAAATATAATTCAGTATCAAACAATGCAGCATCACTAGATAATGAAATATCTGGGATTCTAAATGTGTTGTATCTAGCGTCATAAGCACTTGGCAAATCAAAGTCAGTCCAATCGCCTTTAGCCAAATCTTGTTTATAGTAGCTGGGTATGTATTCTCTGATTTGAGTTCTATATGGTTTTACTTCATTTATATAATCGTTGTAAAAACTTTGATTGTCTTTTACGTAATTTGGAAACTGTTCCAGAGTTCTTAGATTATGATATACATCAATGAAGCTGGTTTTGAAAATCCAGTCTGGATTTTTTTGCTCAGTAAAGATATAATTTACCAGAGTCAGCAACAATCGATTCAACTCTGTACCCAAATTGCCAATCAGTATCTCTTGATATACACTATCGTAAATGTTTTGTAATTCTTGCACTGCTTGAGGGTCAAATCCCACTGAGTCAAAAACTGCACTATCGTATCCTGCTCCTACTGTTACATCATAAACTTCGGTACTGACTTCAAATGTTCCATCTTGGGCACCAATTAAATTAAACGTACCATCTGACAGCACTTCGTATAGAACCCATTTTCCCTGGCCGTTGTCTAGTACACGGATATAGTCGCCAACAGACGGTGTAAGGGCCTGTGTGTCACTATAAATGTTGATAATATAGTTTACGTCTTTACCGTTTTGATATGTGCTATCATACCATTCTACAGGACTCCAAAATAAATCAGTCTTGTAACTTTGTAGTTTAAATAATTCAAAAGTTTCGTTAACTGAATTAAAGCTGTAAATGCTCCATTTACCTTGATAGGTAGCGTCGCTGGGGATCAAAACTTTATATCCATCCGGGAACGCATTGGTATCTAAATAACTCAATTCTGTCACACTGGCAGTTTGAGTATCGAATCCCGACACAGGAATTGGATCTTCTAGCAGCAACGACGATGGTGTAGTAATCAGCAAAATTGGATATTGTGCTAAAATTGTATTAAGAGTTTCTACATACTCTTGTAATGCACCTACTCTATTAGCAACCAAAGTTTGTCTAGGTAAATCCAGTATTCCTAACTTATCTTGTGCTTTAAGCAAAGGGTCTGGAACTGTTAGCCCGTTGGCGTCAAATCCTGCAATACTGTCTTTGAGTTTTAAGATAAATCTAAGAGGTATAGATTCCGCTCCGGCATTTTGCTGCACCAGTTGCCATTCATTGTGTATCAAATTGCTATTTCTGACTTCAGCAATGTCTAGATGTATTGCAACATCATCGCCAATCAATTGATTAGTGATATTATAAACTGCTAGAGAATTTGGAGACAACAATGCCAGATAAGGCAACGCCTGATCCTTGGGATTGGTAATATACAATTCCAAGGATCTTACGCTCAGTGTTCGAGCTGCTCGTTTGACATCTACGCCTGTTTTACCTGATACCCAATAGTAATACTTTTGATTTATTATGCCTGACGCTGGGTCAACTACTGTTACTGAACTATAAGCAGTATCATCAGAATATTTAGGGATTCCGTCACCGACTGAGTCCACATACTGACTAGGCAAGAAATCACTTTCAATCCATTCGTATATTACTACCTGGCTTCCGGGGAACAAACTTCCCCAATTGTTGACTCTATACTGCAAGACATCTTGCTCGTAGTCTATAAAACTGACCAAGCTCAAATCCCACCAGGTGCGTCCTACCTGACGGTCAGACCAATAAAAATTTGTGTTATTGATTGTTTCTGTTCTGCTTGTTCTATTATAGCTAGCAGGATCGTATTCTTCTTTGTAATCCAATTCTTGATCTACTATACCTAGTAATTTTCCTTTTGCTGGATCTAGATAATCAAAGAAATCTAATATATTTTGAGAAACAGTGTTATACAAGAAGGCACTGTGTACTGCGCCAGTGTCTACTCTGGGTTCCTTGTATCTAGTCAATGCCCATCCAGATTTGGCATCTTGATTGTAAAAGTAGTACAAGCTGCCGCCTTCGAGTACAATGTTATAGTCATTGGTTACACCAACTACCAAGTAATCTGTTTTTAATTCAATTGCTGCACCAAAATTAAACCCTGTATCCAAGCTTGGCCCGGTTAACTTTTGCGTAAACGCAAACAATGATGGATTGTTAACATCTTCATAAGGATTACTCATGAGATTATAAACATAAACAGCGCCGCTGTCTGTAATCAAATCAACAAACTTTGTGCCGCCACTGTCAAACACTGTGGGGATGGCCAATGTGGAATCAATTGCAACTGAAATTGCAATGTCTGCGCCATCGCTGCCAATGGCCAATGTTCCGCTAGATTGGTCAACTTTGATCACTGATCCAAATGTTTCACCTAGAGATTCCGGATGGCGAAGTGCCTGGACATACTGATAATCTACTATTCCAAGATCTTGCAATGGAGTCCCAGAATTACCAGAAACAATATTCAACTTGTTTGCTGCTACAACTACATCACTATCTATTTTTAATTTGTTATTCTCATTTGACGCTGTTACGCCAGGAATGTTGGCACCATTGATATTAAGTATCACTGACGCAAGGCCGGTTCCTGTAAAAGTTACCACTCGATCATTGATTATAATAGTTTCGCCAATGGTGACAGTAGGATTGGCTATTGTTCCAGTCACTGTACCATATACTCTGCCCACATTGACATATCTAGTAGCTAATCCAAATTTGTAATTAGATTCTTGATAAGTTGGGCTGGTCACGTAGAGATTGCACCCAGTACTACACATTGTGAGACCGGAACCAAAACTGCCACCAGCCAAGCCAACTGTTTCTGGATAGATTGTTTGATCTAGTATAAATTGATTGCTTTCAACTTTTAATTTATTGCCAGCAGCTGGTATATCAAATCCTGCGAACTGAATGATGTTGGTTCCGATGACATAATAATTTGTGGGATTTATATATAACAGGCCATTGTAATAAACGTAAAAAATATTACCCAGGTTGTCAGGCAAAGTAAACGTATTAGTAATACCATTGGTTACAAATTCTGTAACAGTTCTATGATACACATAAACAGCACCTGCGTCTTGTAAGCCATCAACTGTGGTTGAGCTTGCACCTACTGCGATTGTTGACCCGCTATTGTTACAAACTATTGCAGAGCCGAATCTACTGCCAGCAATAGATTCCGAAGCCAACGGTAAAGTATCTAACAAGCTATAAAAATATGTTCTCTTTTGTATTGTTATTCTCTCTCCGTTAAGTGGTGCCACTGTGAATATGATCCGATCTGGAGAACTTGCCACAGTATAATCGATCCCCGGAAAATATTCCGACGATCTTAACGGAGAGGTGACAATAATATCGCTGGCATCTGCTGCCGGAAAACTTAGATTAAATGTGTCGACTCCAGTTGATCCTATAATATTTTGTGAAGTTTGCTCTCTTGGATAATTTAACGCATAGCAATAGACTTTGTTAGCACCCGGGGCTCCAACATACAAGTATTTGGCATCGCTACTCATTGCCAACGATGCACCAAACTCGTCTCCAGCCGAGCCGGAACTGTCAGACAAAATTTGCATTAGAGTCTGATTTTCGAAAACATATATTACACCTTGTTTAGTACCAGAATCCGGGGCAGATACTATCAGATAGTTCGAGCTACCAACTGTTGCTGTTGCAAGAACCTTGCCAAAACTATCTAAAGCTGGGTTATTGCCCCACAAAAATCCATAACTATCCCATGCATTATAAATATTTCTGACAAAAATGCTTACTCTACCGCTGGAACTGTCAGGTGCGCCACTGTATAGATAAAAAGCATTGTTATCCATTACAATAGCTTTACCAAAATGATCGTTTCCTGCGTACTGACTTTCCCCTAATTCAATTTTATCTTGATAGTCCCACGGTTGTGTTTTTGTATACACTCCCCAGTTGGATTGATTGTCGAGATTTTCTACCCAAACTTTGTCGTTGTCAATCCATCCATTACTAGGAGTTGAATTTACTACGTCTATAGGTGTAGACAATTTACTACTTACAAGTTTGTAAACAATACCATTGCCTAATACTGCTTCGTCGTCAATGAGATCTTGCAAATTATTATAAATGGTTATTAAAAATCTAGTGGAATCAATAATCAAATCCACGCGGTAAATTCCGTTGTATCTTTCGTCAAAATTCTTTAACGCAATAAGCTCTCCGCCCCCAAGTCCGTGTTCGGCGCTCATCACAAGTTCAGCTTGCGAATCTATATTATATCTCAATATAAAAGCCAGGCCAGCGACATCAGTGGCTCTATAGATATTCCATTGCTTGTCAAAATCGCGTGCAGTCCAGACAGTATACCCAACTGCCATGTCATCGACAATACTGGCATACTGAGTATAATCTGTTATATCAAAAATTGTACTGTCAGCATCATCTAGATTCACAAACCCAGCAACCGGCAACGGTTTAAATTCATTGGGTTGTGTAATAGATTGTGTTCTTAAAAAATTAGCAGTATAAGGACCACTGATTTTGTAAACATCAGTTTCAGCAAACGATAAAATATCAGTTTGTGCAGCAGTCGCTCCGTTAGTTAGCTGAAACACTGCGGGATTATTATCAAACTCAGATTCTGATAAAATAAATTCGTAAAACTGATTGATATCCAATGCGCCATATTCGCCGACTCTGATTGCCCAATTTTCAAAAAAGTTTAATTCGGTGTTGAGATTTTTAAATTGTGCGCCTCTCAACGAATTGATAGCGTTTGCTGTTCCGCCTTGTTTTGTCAGTCCTTGATAAAATTTGCTTTGGGTAACATTATCAATACCCAGACTAGTAAAATACTGTCGTGGTCTAAATCCAATCAATCCATTACTTAATAACTGTATTTTTTCGTCAAGTGGTTGATCATTGATGTCATAGTATGTGATTGCTTGTTTAGCGTTTGTGGCTAGATTATTGACCATTCCCGAGGTCAATTCACTTTGATCTATCTGTTTCCACAGTGTGATTTGAAACTGATCAGCTGCTGATATATTTTCTGACGCTGTGTAATATCTTGCTTTATTGACTACCAGTGATCCTTTCAAATAGTCTTGACCAGGACGCCATTCGTCAATTTTGTCACTGCTGTAAATATAACCTGGCAATTCTAAACTTCCATTCCAGGATCCAGTTTTAGTTCCTACTAATTTTAATCTATATTGTCTATTACCAGTTTCTGGTACATATACAACGTCTCTAAACACAGTGGTATTATCTAATAGCAACAAATGTTCGTATTGAACCAGATTAAATTCTGCTAATCCTATTGTTTGCTCTCTAAGAGATTTAAATGTAAACAAATTACTATCTCTAACAATCGTAAAATTATTTTTCTTTACTGGCTGGAAATTTATGTCGAGCACCCGACTACCGTTAGCAGTATTTGTTATTTCGTCAACTATAGCTTGGTCATTGAATACCTTTAATGTAGTTGATACCGGACTTAACACAATTATATTTCCAATTCTCCATCCTTGTGCAGCCCAATGTAAGAATTCTTTAGCACTTAAAATCCAATCTTTCTTTTCGTTAAGTATATTTTCTCTATCTTCAAAAACAAAACCTTGTGCAATTAGGTATCTTTGGTAACTTACCAGGAAGTCAATGACTTGTTGTTTTTTGCTGAATTCAAAGCCGTACGGAATAGTTAGTCTTTGATTTTTAAAATCTTTAAAAATTGTACCTCTTTGACCACTGACATCAATGGTATAGGCATTGTTGTTGGGCAAACTAGGAACAATGTAAAAATAAGGATTTGTTGTATTGTATCCACTGACTGTATACCCATTTACTGTTTTTTCAACAATAACAGCCGAATAAGTTATTTTGTTTAGAGGAGCACCCTTATATAACTCTATAGTATAGTTCTCTTCAGGTATAACAACACTGTCATTGATACTACTTGGACTGACTTGCTCCGCCAGTAATTCCAAGAATCTTTTATCAGAATACCCAGCCATTTTATATGCCAACTGAACTGATATTCTAGCTAGATTATCTTTTAGAATTGTACCAGCATCGGTCACTCCTAGATTTTTGATATAATCTCTAATCCAATTTAAATACCCGGCACTACGCTCGACTGTGCCAGTTATATCTACATAACCGTTCACTCGTAGCACAGTTGGTTGTAAATGCTGATTTGTTGTTGTATCAGTAAATTGTCCAGTTATGGTATTTCTGTTATATTTTTGCACGTCGGCTAGTAGTGAAAAATATCTGGCTGGTTTTCCGATAGCCAATGCATACTGTACAGCAAATGGGAAATCGCTACTTCTACGCCAGGCCAGTTCAGTGGGTCCAATGTCGCCTACTGCAAAGCTTGTATTTGCATTTGAGCTATCAAAATCAGTGACTAAAAATTCTGCCGGGCTACGAAGATTACCATTCTCGTCTACCGGAATAACCGAAGTCAATCCAGGTCTACTGTATCTTAAATCAATACCGGCACGATCTCCTGCATGAATATAACCTGACTCCAAATCACTCCATAGTACAATATTTCCTCCTGTGTACGGTGCGGGACCGTAACGGTCATTCCAGTAATCTGGTTTTTCACTGAATCCTAACATTTCCCAGGGATGCGTATGTGGACGATCAGTATCAAAGAAATATCTGAAAATGCTACGCCAGGTGCCTTGTAAATTTTCGCCGTTGATTACATCTCTAAATTTTTTATAGTTCCACGTAAATGCATCCGATGCTTGAAACGTGTTATTGGTTGTAAAGTCTACTCTATTGGTACCTGCCCATCTTAAAAAACTCTGGCTTAACAGTTGGTCAAATTCCTGTCTAGAATAATCTAATATTCTCCACTTGCCCGGAACATAATCGTTGATATTAAAACTAACTGGATCATAATCAACTTTGATATTATTGTATATTCTTCTTTCTAATTCTAATAGAATATTGTCTCTAAAATCTCCAAATGCTGGTGTCAAGCTTCCATCATGCCCTTGTATCACTTGTCGAGGAGTTCTATAAGTATTATCGGTGAATATCTCTGGAACGTATTTGGGATACAACCCTAACTTGGTCGGAGTCTCGGGCACATAACTTCCATCGGTGTTGTTGTATTCGATTATGCTTAATATATCATTGTATAACAAATTAAAGGTATCTTGAATTACTACTGCAGGTCTAGTTTGATCAAAATAATAATCTTGTCCTTTTACTAAAAGAGTTGTAGTATTTGTACCGTTTAACTGTCTGGTTAGATAGACAAAAACAGCTTTATTACCTACCACAGTGTCCTGAAATATTGATGTTATTTCGTAAGCTCTAATAGCAGAATCAAATACTGTATAGCTAGGTAAGTCTACCCTGTTATCTATTCTGTGTGGTATCATGTCACTGTAGTGCCAAGGAAAATTATCATTTTTAACACTGTTCAAACTTGACATTATGATGTCTACACATTCTGCAATATTAGTTCTGTCAAGATCTAAATTAGCGGCCAGTTCTAAAAATCTAATTTTAAATTGTGTGTATTCGCGAGATGCCAATTTGACAGCATCTACAAAATTCATTTCGGGATGATTTAGAAATAATCCGGCATAAATTAAAGGTGCGCTATGTTGTAATATGCTTCCACCTCGATTAAAAAAATCAAGATCTCTGATATTGCTATCACCAGGAACATCTCCAACAATATCAAGGCTATTACTTTTATAAACTATCAGATGATTACGCATCTGCCCTAAAGTTAACGTTTCTAATTCTGTATTAAGACTGTTAACATCAAAGTTCGCAGGAACTTGATAAAATCCCTGAGATGATGTGTTTGTACTATTAAAAATGCTAATAAAGACCACATCTCCGGTAGTCAACAATGTTGAATCTACTAGAATAGCTAACTTATCAACTACTTTAGTAATACCAAACTGTCCGTTCGAAACTGGTATATTATTGATAATAACTTTGATATTGGGAATCTCAACGCTGATGTCAGGTAGAATATCTACAGGAAATAAATTTGTTGCTCCGTCGTATGTAAAATTAAAAACTTGATATTGCTTGCTAAAATTAGAATTAATAACCCATGTGTTTAATCTAGCACTGGTGGTTCTTGATAAATTTTTCTGTATAAAACCTGAATTTATTAGTACCGTATCAGTGACGCCTGCACTTATAATATAAGTAAAGCTGTTTAAATCAATGTTATTTTCAAATTGTATATCACCCTGAGTAATTAAATTTTTATAGCTTAATGGAAAACCTAATACTGTGTCATTGGTGCCTGATCCTGTTTTATAAGAAAATATTTTACTGCCAATGAATGTTGTACCTGGATAAACAGAATTATCTCCAAAACTTATACCTTCTTGATTAATAATATCAAACAACGGTGCTTGGTTAATTTGTGTTTTTTGTTGCGATTGAATCCATGAATTTCCATTAAAATACCATTGCTTTTGTCCATTGTCGCCGGAGTTTACAATAATAGTTTGTCCTTCGTCGACTGTTGTGTCGTCAGATTCACGTATATACGCTCTGTATTCTAAAGGATCAGGAGCTTCCGTCATTAATTCAATGCTAAAATCATAGATCTTATTTCTGACATCAAGATTATCATCTTGACTAAAAATAACTCTGTCGCCGTTGGTTAATGTAACTGTGTTGCTGTCGACTGTGATTGTTAATTCGGTAGTTGATTCACAAAGAACCCCTTGTACCTGTAGGTAGGCATTTGTAATAACATCATCCAAGATATCAATTGGATTTTTTCCTTCTCTACCAAAATTATAAAGTTGTAAATTGGGCTTAAATTCAATGATAGGTCTCTGAGATCTCAGTGTCTGGTTTAGAACCAAATCAGTATTGTTGTATTGTGCAGTTTTTTCAATTACATCAATGTGAAACCATCGATTACTTCTAGTCCATCCGTTTAAATCTGCACCACCGCGATTGATAGTCAAATAATCGGGAGTTGATAGATCGTTGTTCAATTCTGGAGATGTAAGATTGCTAACCAAAATCAACACTATTGCTGTTCCTACTCCATCGACATAGTATGTGTTGTTTGCATACGGCTCTGCTGCGGTTGAATCGAAAGTTATTTTAAGTCCATTAGTAAACACAATGCCGCCAGGGCTGGTATAATTTTTCTGTCCTACTATTTCTAATGCAGGATTAATCACAGCAGCGGCAGGATTAATTAACTGTATTCCGCCTACGGCCAAGTCAGACTGGTCGCTTTGATAATACAATAAACTCAAAGGTGCGGTAATAGTTGGTACTTCGTTATAGATATCTAGCCTACTATAAAATTCTCTACCTGCATTGGTTGCACCTGCAATGATTCTGACTTTTTGTTCGTTTGATACTGTAAATTTGTTAGTCAGATAAACTCGAGGATTTCCGTCAACATCAGGTTTAACATTGATTTGATAAATGTTGTTTCGTTCGTCGAACGGCACTAATACATCTTGATCTAGATAAATTGTGTTGCCAACCACTCTTGCTGTGTTATGCCAATAGATATCGTCAATGTAACCATTATTAACAAATATAATCGAAACATCCTCAAGACTTGACGTTGGTCCGTCTAGGCCGCCTAGCACTGTTTCTAATTCTGTTACCAAACAGCCTTGCAATGATTGATAACTCAAATTAGTGGCAAAGTTTACATTATCAACAATGGGCATACTTGACCATTGCACTTGTGCAGATTCTACTGGTACTTGAAAAACTGTGTCGCCAACGTCTTGGCCGTTGCCGCTGACTCCCAGTACTGTTCTAGTAGATAAATTGGGCACACTGGGATCAACCCCCAAAGAACCAGGTGCGGTTTGAATATAAAATTTATTGCCGGGTTCGTTACTAACAAAGGTATATCTTCCACCTCTTGCTAGCGTTATCACAGGATTAGGTATATTGTTGTATCCGCTAAATCTGTAAGTTTGCGTTGTAATATCAAAAGAGATAGTGAATGTCTGCTCTAAAGGTACTGTGGTAGCAGTAATTGTGACTGCTCCGGGACCGTTTTCTAACCAATAATATTGTGCAAAATTAACAAATTTGTCAAGATCAATTTGCGGATCATACGAATAGTATTCGTTATCAAATAATCTATTTTGATTGCTACCAAATCCGCCGTAAAAATTAATTTTGTTTACAATGTCGTTGTAAGTAGTAGCAAAAGTTAATTTGTTTGTGGCAGGATCTTTGATTATAATACTAGGCTCAAGTTGATAGTCCTGTCTGGCCTTTGTGGGTTCAGTGATATAACTGTCGGTGGTTTTGTACGAAGGTGCCAATTTTCTGCCAATATAACCATTGACTTTGGTTAAGTTTGGTTCACTTACCAATTGGTCAACTGTGGCGTTTAGAAATTTTCTATTGGTATCGGTTCTAAAAATTTCAGGTAAAAATTGTAAAGTCTTAAAAGCTGCCATTACTAATCCTATAAAAAATTATTCAAATACTTGTTTGTGTTTTTTGTGCCAATTGCATCAAGATTGATCTGCCCAAGATTGCTAGGTTCTTTTGCTCTTACTATATTTGCCATTAATAATATCCTCCACCACCGCCACCACCTGATCCACCACCAGACGATCCACCACCAGATGATCCACCGCCACCAGACGATCCACCACCAGATGATCCACCGCCACCACCTGATCCACCGCCACCACCTGATCCACCGCCACCACCTGATCCACCGCCACCACCTGATGCTATATTAAGTTGTGCTGCTGTAATAGCAGAAATAATTTGTACGTTATCTACTGTTGCTGCGCTTACTAAAATTTCATCAGGGTCTGCATTGATTTGATATAATGCGCCAAATTGGCTTCCAGAGTTTGCAGGCACAATTACAATACTGCTCACGTTGGGAACCAAGGTTGTATGTAAATATGCGCTCAATTCACTGAAATAGAATGTTTCCCCAAAATCCCAATTGTTAATGTCGAAGTATGTGTTAATGGCCGAGATAACTTGGCTCTTAACTTCGTTGTCGCTGATACTGACATTTGGATTTTTAATTACTTTGAATGTGGCCCTTAATGCAGCATCAGCCTTGTTACCAAACAACGGTTTAAACACTGCCGGATTGTAAATTATACTGTCACTGATAGTCTTGTATTGTTCAATTGAACCAAATTCTGTTTTCAATTCATCTATCAAAGGAGCAACTGGTTCTTGGATTCGACCACTGGTATCCGTGATATAAGAAAAATAGTCAGTTGAATAGGTTTTAGTTAAGATATAAAAATCAATTAAGTTGTTTGGACTTGGATCTATTCTTCTACTGTTAGGAGCATTATGCTTGTATTGAAACTGAATGTATTGTCTCCCAAAACGTGCAACATAATTTGTAATTGCAGCAATTGTTGCTCCTTGTGACTCGTAAAAAATATCTTCGTTGGTTGCATAAAAAATTGTACCTGATGCGTACAGGGAAATATTTGTTAAGATATCTTCTTCTGTTTGATAAGCACTTACAATTTCTGTTTGATCTACTGGGTCATACTGTAAGAAATTATACTGATTAACTGTTTCTACAAAATACACATATTTGTTTTCTGCATTGACCGCGGGATCCACTAGGTCAACAAACAAATCAGGATCATCAGGCACTTCATCTAAGTTATCGTCGGGGAAAGTGATTTTGATTTTTCTGTTATCGTCAATGCCATCTGTACCAACAGCTCTGGACCAGATTCTATATGTTTGACTGTAAAACAATGCGTCACTTGAATCAGGTTGTGTGTTAGTTCTTAACACTTTGATACTGTCCACTAGAGTGGTTGCTGTTCTACTGTCGTACACTCTGACATCAGGATCAAAATAAAATCTAGTTTCTCTTTGACTCTCAAAAAAATAATGTAATCCTCTGCTGACAGTGGTGTATTCACCGTTGACAAAACTCAAACTCAAAAACCAACTATTGTCTAATCCGGTTCCGGATGTGCTGCCGGCGTTTGTTAAGCTAAATGTCCCTGACCCTAAATTTTGACTTTCGACGATTTGCCAACTCATTGAGGGTATGTCGTATCTTAGGCCAAAAGTTTTATAACTTAATATCTGTAATATGATGTTGTTGATCAAAGTTTCGGACCAATCGTTGGCAAATACCGGGATAATTTCGCCGATTATTGCTCCTGTGGGCACCACAATACTCAATGTAGCCGTTGCTGATAAACCTGGATTATCATATTCAATAATACTGGCCCAAATTGTAGTTCTCTGGTATTCTGTGGTAGGAGTTCCGGTTTGTAATTGATTTTGTGCATCAAAATATTTGCCAGCTGGAGCAACAAATTTTACCAAACTGCCTTGTACTAAAAATGTGTAGCTAGGACTATTAAACGTGCCAGTACTGCGACTATTTGAGTTGGTGAGCTGGGTCCATGTGGCCACAGTGGCCACTGTACCATTGCCTGTTCCGGCAGCAGTGGCAGTAAAAATTGTACCTACTGTATTTTCGCTTGCTCCAAAATTTGTAAATGTTGTAGAACCCACACTTATAATTTTATATACTGTTCCTGCTACCATACTAGTAGCTGTAATAGTAGCTCCTTGAGGACTATTTCTAGTGGCGGTATTGTAATATAAATGTCTAGTAGTGATGCTAGATATCAATGGTTTCAACGTGTTTCTTGCAATTGCATTTACTTCAATACTGCTTGTAAATTGGAAATTTTCTGTCTCTGAATAATCTTCTTTGTAAATTATTCCGTCTTGTGCAAAAATATTTGTACTTGAGTATTTTCCTGTAGCATCAATCACGTCAAGATACCTGCTTATACCAGAGCTGGTACGATTAACTGCTTTTAATTTTAAAATATTGTTAAAGGTTGTGTACGGCAAAACATTATAATCCTCGCCTGTTACCATGCGATTTTGAGTATAATACTGTTGTGGTGCTTTTGTTCTTATATCTTCAAGGCTCTCACGAGAAATAGCACTGGTTACGGTATACTGTAAGCTTGCTCGCACAGTCAGTGTTTCTGCTCGGCCTGTTCTGCCCACGTAAGGAATATTGATTGTTATGCCAGACATTTCGTCTGGTGTTACTTTATAAGTTAAATTATTGCTGACTCTATAATATATTCTAAAGTTGCCAACAGGAATATTTGTAAAGGATCCGTCGCCAAACACCAAATCAATTTGATCATTTGCTCTGCTGGCCACACTATAGAGGTTTCTATCTTCGGTGTTGTTATAGATAACATTGATTCCGTTTACCGCTGGCACTTGTGTCCAAACTTCGCTCAATGTTCCACTAGAAGTAACAGCATATAGCCACACGTCGGTGTTGTTAATGTTGTCAAAATTGATATTTACAACTCTATTTGGTAAACTTTCAGTAATTGCAAAATCAAGACTTTGCAATTCACCTTGTTTAAAGTAGAAAAAGTATCCTGTGTTGTTACTGGCGTTTCCTTGATTGTCGTTTCTATAAACAAAATTAAATGCGCCGCCGGGATTGGGAGTTGACTCGTAAATGTAATTCTGGCCGTTGCTGGTAGCACTCACAATTTCAAACGGATACGTGACTCCTGCTATTGAAGCTGTGTATGGATATGTGGGGGTAATTCCATTTATAATATCAACAGTATATTCGTCGGTTTTTACTCCACTTAAACTTTTAGTAGCACCAGGTTTGCCAACGGCTTGTGTTGCTACCAATGAAGCATTTAGAATTGCTGTAAATTGCTCTAGCCAGTTATCGTTGGTAGCATCATTCCAGTTTACAACGATATTGCTTAAATTGATTCCGGTGCTATCAAAGATAGTTTCAGATGTACTTACACTGTCAAATTTTAAAAAACCAGTTGCAGGAGTACTACGTTTTGGGTTATAACTAACTAATCTTGCTAGTTTTAAAATACTATCTCTACGTTCTGCCGTATCAATGAAATTTTCACGGGCATTTAAATCTGCCCTAAAAGCCAAACTTTGCCCTAAAAAAGCTATTAGATCAATTAGTGCAATGTATTCCGAACTTTCAGTAAAATCATTGAAATCTTCTGGATAATAAGTTCGTAAATATTCTATCATTGATTTACGCAAAGTTTCGTAATCAAAACTTTGAAAATCAGCTTCTCTGAAAGTTTGATAGATTTTGGTCCAATCTTGTTGGACTAGTAAATTGGTTTGTCTTGTAGTAATAGCCATATCAATACCTGTGTTCTAGTATTTATTGCAAAAATAATCTGGTACTTTTATGCTGCTACTACAGTATTGAGTTCTCTATTAAATTGAAAATTTATAATATCGCTATAATTGTCAGGCAAAACAGTAAGTTCTACTTGTACTTGTAAACCTATGTCAAGCTGATCAACTAACACATTATCTATTCTGATTCTAGGGTCGGAGTTAACAACTCGTTGTATATCGTCTACTACTAAAGCTTTTACATCAGCAGTCAGCGGTTCAAACATGATATTCCAAATAATGCTACCAAAATTGGAATTCATTAATTTTTCGCCTTTTCTGATAGCAAAATGATTTAATAAATCTCGTTTGATTAGTTCTAGATCAGTCAAACGAAATTTTTTTGTTTGATCAATCGTGCTAAAACCTTTATATCTGATAAGAGCCATAATTGTATTTATTCTGGTACGTCTGCGCCCAAATTGCGTATTGCATAACGTCCGGCATTAAAGTAAATATGTCCCGGTCTTCCTTGGCTGTCCACTGTTTGTCCAGTATTTCTCCAAACATTTGCTCGCGAAGCAATGGAATAATTTTCTAAATTTACCGAACCATCGGTATTATAAACATTTTTCTTCAGCTGGGGATTGCCCAGATCTTGATATTGGTAAGCCAAGGCCAACATACCGGCAACTGTTTCTTTGCTATCATTAGGTCTAATTGCACCTTGTTTAATCAATGCTTGATACTGATCTTGAAGAAAGCCGCCCATGATACTGTCTTGTACTTCTGTTGCAGCCAAGAAAATATCATTGGAATCCACTCCATCTTTTGTCGCCCATGTACCATCGGAGTTTTTATAACCGTATCTAGTTAGTAAGTAATTAGAATTTTGATATTTTCCCAATTTAAGCGGAAAAACATTAAATGTGATGTCTCCGCTGACAGTATGATTGCTGCCTAATAAAATTTGATTATTGGTTAAAAATGCTGTTCCGGTTCCTGAACCAACTGCGGTTGCCACAAACACATTTCCTATTACTACATTGGCTGCATCTGTATTCACTCCTATATTTGCAAAATCCGTGGTTCCTATACTGGTCACAGTGTAGGTAAATCCAGGAACAAAATTTCCAGCTGTAATGTTTCCGCCCGCTGATTTTTTAATAATCATGGTATTACTACCAAAAGACCCAGTGCTAGGCAACTGTACGTTAGCTACCATGCCCAATAGTATGTCACTGTGATCAGCATTGGTTATGGTAATTGCTGCTGTGTTGGCAAAAAATACATTTGCATTTATTGTTGAACGGAACGATCCTATTCTTGGAACGCCAATATTGATAGTGTTTGCATCAATATTACTTTCTAGATTACCAAGCTGTATTAAAACACATTTGGTTTCAAATTTGGTCAATGTCTCTATGTTGGGTTTAATTTTGTCTAGACTAAACCCACGTGGAGAATTTACCCCATCGAGCACTTGTCTGCCGGCGGGATTGACTACTATGTTGTTTGCTGCATTAACGATTCCTTGATTTGCCATTATTTTTTCCCTGGTGTTTGTGCTATTGGATCCACAACCTTACCGTTGTTCTTTTTAAGTTGGCCTGTTTGCCTGGTCCAGGGTTCGTGAGTGGGGGCGAATGGGGCAAGACTTTCAAATCTTGTTGTGACCGGTCTCCATAATTTTCTTTCATTATCGTAGGCAACATTACTTTGATGATAAAATTCCAACGGCTGATTGGTCAAAGGCGACTCTGGAGTCAAAGTGTTCAAGAAAATTTTTCTACCTTTTAACACCAAATCAGCTGCTGTTTTCCATCCTCCGGTTACTGATTGCATTAACAAACTGGTTCCGCTTTTTATTCCCACGTTGCCTGCATTAAGAGAAATATTTTTAGAGGCCGATAGTTGATAACTTTGGGTCTGATTCAAAAAATATTTTTCAGCAAACATCTTGATAGTGTTGCCGCTGTGCAGGTTAATATTGTTATCAGCATGAAAATTCAAATCCTGCTGTGACCTAATACTTACATTGCTGGCGCTAAAAATGTTTACACTACCATCTGGGGCAAGCTCTATCCACGCAGTTCCGCGACTGTTGCTTATGTACATCAAATCTTCAGTGTCATGCATTACTATTTGATGACCAGCACTGCTCCTTAATCGTAATAATCTATTTTGACCAAAAATATCTCCGTCATCTAGTACTAAAGAATGACCACCTTTTCTATTAGGAAATTGTTGCACTACTGCTATCGGAAGAGATTGATTATCTAATAATTGTTGTAAATTAGGAAAATCAGCGGTGTCGGGAGCGGTACGACCGGGACTACTGAGTCCTACCACTTGACTAGGTGTTTCACGTTGAGCACTTGATGTGATTGTACCACGCACAGGATCCTGATCTAATCCTTGATTGATCACAATGTTGGCCTGGTATATGTGTACTACTTTTGGAAGATTGTAAAAACTAGGACTTTTGTCAATGAGTGGATTCTCAGTTACTAGTTCTGATACCGGCAGGTAACTATCGCTGGTAATTCTGTTGGATCCAAAAAATTTGTCAGAATTAGTTTCTGCATAAGGAAAATCGCCAGGCGGTCTTGCTAATCCTGGCACCATGCTCATGGTCTGTATATTAGGAACACAAGCAAACCAATATCCCCTGGTAGGATCCCCCATTACAAATGTAATTAACACACGATTGTTAATGTCAGGTGGTACTGCCCAAAAGCCGTATGTCTGCTGCGATGTGCCAAAATTATCATTTTGACTATCTGGTGAGCCCGGCAATCCCAGTGTACTACCAAAAAATGGACTTGCATATCGTACCACATACCATTGATTGGGATCGTCCTCATCGCCACCAATGTCAGGAACCCACACTGCCACACGACCTTGTCTTGCCGGGTCAGCATTGTTTTTTATAATGCCAATGAACGGCCCAGGATCTAGTTTTACCCCAGAAGATTTTGATGTTCCGGCCCAGTCTGGTATTCTATTTGTACTTTGTTTATCACTGGCCATTATTGATTTGCTCCTGGATCTAGTCTAGGCGATCCAGTAGGCGCGACCCCGGCAGGGTTTCGAGCTATAGCACTACGTTTTGATTCGTCTAAACTTTCACTTTGTTTGGCACTTTGTGTTTCCGTTACTACACCAGTTTGAGTTGTTTTAGGTGCAGGCAATTTAATTTCTGGCAGACTGTCTGGCATTCTGATTAGATCCAGTGTTTGAGTAAACTGTCCTCTACTGAAGTCGTTATCCACTGTGAGAACTTTATATATGCCGCTGAATGTACCGTCGGTCATTCTACCATTTGTCAATCGATCTTGTTTATTGACTATGCCAATTTTATCATTGATATCTACTGAATTTTTAAATGTCAATTTCACATATACTTGCTGTGCGTCGAACAATATTTGCCCGTTTTCAGTAATAGGAGCTGCAGAATTATTCAACCTAGATCCCATCACTTTAGCATATTCAGCTGGGCTACCTGGATTAAAAAAGATATCATCTTGTTTAATAAAATCAGGATCTCCTATAATTTGTAATTTTATGTTTAATGCATCTCCACGTTGACTGGTATAAATGCTTTGCTTTAAATCATTGACCACTTGTTCATTGGGATTAGTTGAAGAATTTAATGAGGAGCTTTTTCTATTGGCACCAATAATTTGATAAGTGCTTGGCGGATTGGTTTGTTGGGCCTTGGCATTTACACTAAACTGATCTTCGTCAACATCTACTGCGTCGCTTGCTCTGTCTGTTCCTAATCTAGCCACTTGGGAAGCTTTAGTGGTCAATTGAGTGTAAAAAGTGCTATCAAAATCTACATCCAAACGCAAAATGTCTTGATTTTTTCCGGTATATAGGTAATTGTATTCTCTTACTACTGTGTCTGCGATATTTTGTGCTGTTGATTTTGGAAAATTTGGGTGATAAGCATTTGCACCGGTATATGGCAAAATGGTATACAATATAGTTTTACTGTAGGCGTTCCTTGCGGCATCAAAATCATTCAGTGCCACTGTGGGGACTATTTTGTACCATTTAAGTGCCGCTGCTTTTTTTGAATCCTTGGTTCTTTCGTTATTGTTGGTATAATTTTTTTCGGCCGTATCGTTATTGTTTGTTTTGCTAAGATTGTTCAATTGATTTTTAACATATTCACTTTTTCCCATAACCATGTCAATCACATCAATGATGCTGGTGCCAGCATTGATTGTGAATGATTGTTTTTTCTTAAACTGTGGGTCAGGCTTGCCAGCAGTCTGCCTAGGATCAATCATTGTGCCGTCACCGGCTTGAGCAGTTTCGTCAACAATAGGTGATTCAGCTATAATTTTGTCAGGTATATTAAACGCTATCTTTGTAGGAGGTAATTGACTTAACTTTTGTTCTTTTGAAACTTTGTCCATATAGCCGTTATAGCCAGCTGCTAGGCTTTTGCTGTTGTAAATATTAGCGTCTTTGAGTGCTTTCCTTTGACTGGCTATTTGTTCAGGGCTGGGTTTAGTATTTACAAAAATCTTAGTGTTTTCTTTTATCCATTTGTCTAATTCGCTTTCTAATCGTTCGTCAGAAATTGCTGCTTGCCCAGAAAAAAGTTTTGCGAGATCGTCGGTGCTGCTAAAAAACTCTCCTACTGTGCTGGCTTCAACACTCATAGCTACCGGCATGGCTGCATTTGTCAAACTAAACGCTGTATGATTATAAGGCATGGCATTCAACGCATAAGTGCTTCCACTGCCCGACGGTTTGATTTTCATCTCTAACAATTTTATAGCTATTTTTTTACTGTCTATTACGTTGTTGGTCTGCTTGGTTATTTCCAACTGTTCATCTGTGGGACTGGCCAGTAAATCAATTTGTAACAAATACGGTTGCTCCATGTAATTGGGATTCTTGTCCCCGCAAGTTTCCGAGGCACTTAATAATCTATCTAGTAGACTTAGGCCGTAGGGTTCTGTAATGTTGAAAGATATATCAATGGCATTAGATGCTTTAGATTTGGCATTTAAACCAACCACAGTTTTCATTTGCAAATTGTCAATAAAAAAATCAGTTTGAAAATCAGGATGTCTACCAGATTTGGTTTGTGTTGTTGACACATCTTCATAACCCCCAAAGGGTGTAACCTTTCTTGTAGTCTCTGTCTTAATAGACCCTGGCGTAGCAAAGCCAGCGCCACTGCTTATTAAACTAAATGTAGGTACAAATTTTGTAGGATTGGTTGCCAACTCATTGAAATCTTTTTTTGTTAAAAGAAACAGGGTGATTCTATAGGTGTAACTGGTATAATCGTGTAGTTTGTTTGTTGGCAAGCCCACACTAAACGATCGTGCATAATCTGATGTTTTTCCAGACACATTACTATTACCAGTGACCGATGTTGCACTATTTTGATTTTTATCTCCGCTGAAATTTGCTTCGGATTTTTTTTGATCCGTGCCGCCAGCAGCACTCTGTTGGTTGACCGCAGTTGGGTCTTGACTTTGATCAACTTTGGACGACAGTTCACCAGATTTGGATTGATCTAGTGTTTGTTTTTGTTCGGCTGTTATTGCTACAGCAGGGGCTATTTGTTCACCATTGGTAGGTGGTGCTGTGGCAATTTGTCCCTTGGCAGCATCCTGCTGCGCCTGATTTGATCTGGCCGTTTCTAATTCTTGTTCGGCTTGTGATAATTGTGTTTGAACCCCAGCAATAGCACGCTCTTGTGCTAGCTGTTCACTTATTAAATTACGGTACTTTCTTTGTAGATCTTCTAAACCAAATGTATTACCTGCCGCCTTTGCTATGTCTTGTTTTTTTAAATTTTCGTCAATGAAAAACTGAACGGTGCCCAATGGTAATAAACCATCATTTGTGCGTTTATTTCTAATTGGTGCTGCTTTGGACCCGCCGCCGCTTCTTCTAGCAATGTCGTCGTTTAGAGCCTTGACCTGATTTTCTAATTCTTGAACTGTGGCCACCAGTTATACTCCCAAATCTTGTTTAAGTGTTTCTGCTTTGGGAATGTAAATTCTAGCGCCGGCAATAAAATCAAAAAGAGGGTCTACTAATACATTTGGATTGCGCTGTGCAAACACCCACCATAATGCACTATCACCATATAAATCCGAAGCCAATAGATCAGGTCGATATTCATACACACTATCAATTTCGTATAAGGTATCGTCGGATAATTTAGTAATAGGCCTATTGGTCATTACATCAAGAAAAATGCCAAATGTGCCGGTTCTATAATAACAACTAGACGGGGTGTAAGGATTTTGTGCCATTATAAAAATCCCCCAGAGAACAAACTTCCTTTGCCCGGAATCAGTTCTCCGCGAGCAAATTTTTGATAATCAAATCTGATTGCCTGTGTTCTACTAATAATTGGTTGCAATGTCAAGCTCAAAGTGCTGGCTGTTGGAACACGATTAAAGGCGGTATTTATTGTTTGTGTTGTTAGCTCTGTACCAGCTCCTGATCCTTGGCCCGGAAGCTGATAGTACGAACTCGAATTATCGGCTTTGGTTTTTGTTTCGGTTATTGATTGCGTTGTGTTTACTTCCAAATAGTCCACATCATTGGGCATTGTGTGACTGAAACTAGTGACTACACAAGGCACATGCGGTAAATAGTGTTGTCCGTAACCATCAAGATAAACAATAGGCGGAGGGCTTCCTTGATAATCACCACTCAAGCCATAAAACATTTTTGTACAAGCTCTAAAGAAATAAATGCCTGCCAAAAAATATTTGGCTTCTGCTTCATTTTGAACAGTAAATTCACCAGAAATACTTATAGCAGCTACCGCACTTGATTCGTAAAAGTATTGTGCATAATTGGAATGTGTGAGTGCTGTAGAGTTGTAATTGGCTGTATGCGACACTGTAATTTGAGGCACATAAGGAAAAATAAACCCGGCGGTGTGTCTTAAAGGGGCTAGTAAACCAGAAACTTTTGATGTTATATCAGGATCATTGTACAAAATTTTAGAATTAGTATTGATACTAATGCGTACACGCCAATCGTTACCAGACTCGTCTGTTGTTCCAAATTGTACTTTGGGATCTTGCGTTGATGCTTTGGCTGTGCGTGATCCACCTTTTTGCACTCCTGCTTTGGCTCGTCGAGCATCAGCAGGATCAACGCTGCCTGCTGTAGTGGTTTGGTTTCCGTTATTTGGGCTTTTAGTTATTGCGTTCACAAATGATTGATTTGTTTTAGCCATAAAATCTCGGCCAGTTGCACCGCCGCCCTGATTGAATGCAATATCTTGTTTGTATTGTACCTGCTGTACTACTGCCATATAGATTCCTCTTGCTTTTTTATTATTTATTTGCTAAATTAACTGTGTATTTTAAGGAACCCAATGAAACACAACTATCTTAACAATAGAGATATTCTTAAAGAAATTCACAAAAGCAAACTGACTTATTGTTCGTTTGCAACACCCGAAGACGGTTATTATGATATAATTTTGCCCAGCGTTGACAAAATTAACAAGAAAAACATTGCAGAAGGGCGTAAATTGCGAGCTGAACGACTAGGTCGGGCTGCTTATGATGCTGCCCAAGAAAGCAGCACTGTCAAACTTCGATTAGATGATTTTTCAGTGAAGCCCAGCAAAGTGGCTACCACTGACATTGTTTTTCGCGTAATGACTTGGGAACATGTTCCTGCTGATACTGCAAAATCTAAAAAAGCAAAAACCGTAGTTATAGTAGACGACGATGATGATCCTGCAACTGAATACGATGACAATTTAGATGTTACAAGTGTAACAAAATACACCAAAGTAAACTTTCCGCCATTCCAACATTATCGAATAGATGAATCCGGTAATCCTTACTGTGTTGGCAAGAGTCATTGGCAAGGCGACTTAGAAAAAGGGCAGTTTTGTAAGGATCACGGAACAATGACTAAAAAATTAGCGCATATGTTTATGAAACTGTGTGAACGTTATGCTACTAGAAGCAACTGGCGTGGTTACACCTATAACGACGAAATGCGTAGTCAAGCATTGCTTCAATTATCACAGATAGGACTACAATTTGATGAAAGCAAATCACAAAATCCTTTTGCTTATTATACTGCTGCTATCACTAATAGCTTTACTCGAGTCCTTAACATTGAAAAGCGCAACCAGAATCTTCGAGACGATATTCTTGAAATGAATGGCCTAACGCCCAGTTACACCAGACAGGGCATGGGTTCCTGGGGCGGCGGTGCACCTTCTGGTGATTACAGCGATGACTAACAAAATACTGTTTGCAGGATGTTCGTTTACAGCAAACAGTGGGTTCCGCACCGAAAACATCGCCAAATATCATTGGCCTGTTTTGCTCAGCCATCACTACAATTGCAATTATAATAATATTGCCATTGGTGGTTTCAACAACGACGAAATCTTTCTACGAAGTATAGAACGTGCGCTAGATCAAAATTATCAACTTGTTGTAGTCATGTGGTCTCAAATTGGCAGACGCTGTGTGTACTACGCAGACAACAATATTGACGATTGGACTATACTGAACGGAAATCCTACAGGTTTAAATTATTCCAACGAAGAACTACAAACCTATAGCAAATTGCATTATGCTTACTTCAACAACCTGTATGTCGAGCTCAAAAAATGGCTGATACAGATCATTGCACTTGAAAACGTGTTTGCCAACAAAAATCAAAATTTTGTTTTTGTCAAAGGTTTTGAAAATTTATTATCAGATTTTATCAAGGTAGAATATGTGGCCAATCAACTTTTTTCACTAAGTGATAATCTAAAACACCTACTGGATTTTGAAAATAGACCCGACTACTACATATTAGAGAAAATCACAGATATAAAAAAACTTATTAGGCAAATTGATACCACTAAATGGATCAATTTTTCTTCGCCGTCGTTTTTAGATAGCGCCCTAGATCGATCTGATGATCAAATTCACCCTGGTCCCACAACTAACAGACTTTTGGTTGATAAGTTGATCGCACACATTGACAGCCATAACTTGTTGAATTATTAATTGCTATAGTATATACTAACACGATGAGTAATTTATTTCGCAAAGCAGCAGTCTGCACAGATATACATTTTGGATTAAAGAGTAACAGTCAAACACATAATGAAGATTGTTTAAACTTTATAAAATGGTTTACAGCAAAAGCACGGGAGGAAGGGTGTGAAACAGCGTTTTTTCTTGGAGATTGGCATAACAATCGTGCTAGTATCAATATTGTCACTCTTAACTATAGTCTCCGTGCTTTGGAACATCTCAACGACAACTTCGATCGTGTGTATTTCATTCCTGGCAATCACGACTTATATTATAGGGACAAAAGGGATGTTCAAAGCGTTGAGTGGGCTCGACATTTACCGAATGTGGTCATTTGTAATGATTGGTTACACGATGGTGATGTTATTGTGGCCCCTTGGTTAGTGGGCGACGATTACAAACGCATACCAAAATTATCAGCCAAATACATGTTTGGGCATTTTGAACTGCCAACATTCTATATGAATGCCATGGTGCAGATGCCTGACCATGGTGATGTCAAACGAGAAGACTTCACAGGTATTGAGCATGTGTTTACCGGCCACTTTCACAAGAGACAAACACAAAAAAACATTACTTACATTGGAAATTGCTTCCCGCACAACTATGCAGATAACCACGACGACGAACGTGGTATGATGGTGCTTGCATGGGGTGCGGAGCCGGAGTATCATGCTTGGCCAGATCAACCCAGATATCGTGTGTATCAATTAAGTGATGTTCTTACAAACACAGAAAAGTTATTGAGCCCTGGCATGCATGTGCGTGTGAATCTTGACGTAGATATCAGCTACGAAGAAGCAACGTTTATCAAGGAAACGTTTGTTAACACTTACAATCTCAGAGAGATAACTCTAATACCGCAAAAGACTGTGAGTGAAGATATCAATTACGATATTACAGGAAACATAATGTTTGAAAGTGTAGATACTATAGTAACCAATCAATTAACAAATATTCAAAGTGAACAGTATAATAAAAATTTACTTTTGGATATTTATAGAAATCTATGAGGTTATTTAATACATTAAGCAAGGACCTCATTGTAATTACATATCCATCTGGTGGATTTGGTAATTTCATTTACTATATCTTAAGTGAATTTGCAGATTTAACGATTAAAGTTAGTAACGATGATTTTGATTTTAACATAAACGGTAATAGTCATAAAACTAACAAATATACAGAAATTTATTTTAACGATCCTGAAAATTACATTCCATATTTGAATATAAATTCCAACATAACAAATAAAAAAATTTTAGTTTTATGTGATAATGGTATAAAAAATGATTCTTATACTAAATTAAAAAAAAATTTTCCAAATGCTACCATTATAAGAATAGCGTTAACTCCTCCAATTCGTCCTGTGGTTTATAAAACCTGTGTTGTCAAAGCCATGCAATCTGACCTTATATCTGAGACAAAAAATCATTTAATTGAAGGATGGGCAAAAGATGCCAACGAACCATATGCTATTAGAGAAAATTTTACCTTATTCTATCATAATTGGCCATTTAAATGGGAAACTAATCATTCATATATAAATTTGGAACTAGAATCTTTAATTAATAATCCGTTGAATACTGTAATTACATTAATTAATGAATTAAAGATGAACATCATTAATGAAAGCAAATTAAAAATATTTTTAGAAGATTGGAAAAATAAAAATTCTTGTTATTTCCAAATTTATTATGATTGTAAATTATTAGAAGCAGCAATTAAAAACAACAAAAATATTGATTTAACTTATATTGATGATTTACATGATCAAGGATATTTAAATTACTGGATAGAAACAAAATTTAATATAAAAATTCCAGTATGGGATTTTAAAAATTGGTTTAAAGACACTTATGAACTAACTAAGGCTATTGCAAAATTAAGAAAATAAAGTTATTATAAAAGACGATATTATGAATTTAAATGATAATATACAAAATTAATGTTTAAAATAAAAAACCTATCAGTAAAAAACTTTCTGAGTGTAGGCAATGCTACACAAGCAGTTCAATTTGATCGTAAAGATCTAACCCTAGTACTAGGACAAAATTTAGATCTAGGTGGCGATGACACAGGGGCCAGAAATGGTACTGGTAAAACTACAATCATCAATGCTTTATCTTATGCACTATATGGATCGGCTCTTACTAACATTAAAAAAGATAATCTTATCAACAAAACAAATAGTAAGAATATGTTGGTCACGATTGATTTCGAAAAAGACGGCATCGACTACAAAATTGAACGAGGACGCCGTCCAAATACAATGGCATTTTACGTTGGAGGCGAAGAACAACAGATTACAGATGAAAGTCAAGGAGACAGTAGAGAGACGCAGGCCTACATAGAACGCATGCTTGGGATGAGTCATGATATGTTCAAACATATCGTTGCATTAAACACCTATACAGAACCATTCTTGGCATTAAAAGCCAACGATCAACGTATTATTATTGAACAATTGCTAGGTATTACAGTATTATCTGAAAAAGCAGATGCACTCAAAGAACAAGTTAAAGCAACCCGAGATGCCATTACTGTTGAGGAATATCGTATTAAAGCAGTAACGGATGCCAACACCCGCATACAAGAACAAATTGAAGCTACTCGCCGTAGACAAACACTATGGAATACTAAAAGACTAAATGAAATCACCGATCTTGAACGTGCATTAAGTGTTGTAGGCGATTTAAACATTGAGATAGAGCTGGCTAATCATGACGCATTAGATGCTTATAATGAAAAAACTAAAAAGGCTGCAGAAATTAATCGATGGAAAGTTGCCTGTGAAACTGATCAAGTTAGAATATTAAAGACGTTAGATAAACTCAAACGAGAAATAGAAACTTTAGAAAAACACGAATGCTATGCTTGCGGACAGGCGATCCATGATAGCAAGCACGAACAGGTATCAAAAGAAAAACGAAACACGCTAAAAGAAACTTCACTACAGTATTTGTCCAACGATAAACAGTTAATGTCTCATGTGGATGCGTTGGCATTAATAGGTAATTTAGGTCCTGTTCCTACAGTATTTTACGATCGTAAAGAAGACGCTATTAATCATAGAAATACTGTAGCCAACCTAAAGCAACAGTTAACAACAAAACAAGCCGAAGCAGATCCATACGAAGAACAAATTCGCGAAATGGAAACACAGGCGTTAGAAGAAATTAATTATGATTTGATCAACGAACTTGCTAATGTTCGAGAACATCAAGAATTCTTGTTAAAACTATTAACTAACAAAGACAGTTTTATTCGTAAACGTATTATTGACCAAAATTTAAGTTATCTAAATGCTAGACTAAGTCAGTATCTAGATCGCATTGGACTACCGCATACTGTTAAGTTTCAAAACGATCTAACTGTAAGTATTGAGGAACTAGGACGTGAACTTGATTTTGACAATCTCAGTAGAGGAGAACGCAATAGATTAATTCTAAGTCTAAGTTGGGCATTTAGAGATGTATGGGAAAGTTTATATCAACCTATTAATCTGCTGTTCATTGATGAAGTTATTGATACTGGCATGGACAGTTCGGGTGTAGAAAACAGTTTGGCTATCCTTAAGAAAATGAGTAGAGAAGGTAATCGTAGTGTATGGCTAGTTAGCCATAAAGACGAACTGGCTGGTCGTGTTAACAACGTGCTCAATGTTATCAAAGAAAACGGATTTACAAGTTATAACACAGATGTTGACATCACCTAAAACATTGCATTTGGAAATAACAGACATTTGTCAGGCAGCATGTCCACAGTGCTCTAGAGAATGTGATCCTAACTTTAATTCCGACATAAAAAATACACTCTCTGTTGGTGATATCAAGAGATTAATATCAACTGATACTATAAAAAACTTAGATAAAATGTTTATGTGTGGCAATTATGGAGACCCTGCCGCTGGTAATGCTATAGAAATTTGTAATTATTTTCGCGAAATTAATCCCGATATTACTCTAGGCATGAATACCAACGGAGGTTTACAATCGATTAGATGGTGGCAATCTCTAGGTACAATTATTAATCGTCAAAAAGATTACGTGGTGTTTAGTATAGACGGCTTAAAAGATACTAATCATATATATAGAAAAAATGTTGTATGGGATAGGGTAATTAAAAATGCAACTGCTTTTATTAAGGCAGGCGGTCGTGCTCATTGGGAAATGATAGTATTTGAACACAACGAGCATCAAATTCAGCAAGTCGAAAATCTGGCCAAAGATTTAGGATTTTATATTTTAAGGTATAAGGTCAGCAGAAGACATGATTTTATACCTATAGTGGGATTGAGCCCTCCTAAAAATTATCCAGAAAAAATAGAATTATCCAACAAAATAAGATGCCAGGCATTAGAAGAAAATAGTGTATATCTGTCCAGTCAAGGTATATTTCATCCTTGCTGTTGGCATGGTAATCTTGGCGGCACTAAATTAGATCAATTTGATAAACTTATTGATTCTTGGAACGTTATTCCTGATTCTATTTGTAGACAAACCTGTAGCATAGTTGATAATGAAACTAATTTTTCAAATCAATGGCGTAAAGAAATTATGTTAAATCCATAGGAAATCATAATTATGTGTACATGGTGTGGCTATTTGAAAACAAAACGGTTGATGTGCTTCCGGAAGATTGCGTTGGATTCGTGTATATGATTACAAATACCGTATCTGGACGCAAATACATTGGTAAGAAACTAGCTAAATTTTCAAAAACCACAGTACGAACAGTAAAATTAAAAAATGGTAATAAAAAGAAAAAGAAAATTAGAAGCAAAATAGACTCAGACTGGCAAGAATATTATGGCTCCAATGACGAACTTAAAAAAGACGTAGAATTATTAGGCCCAGAAAATTTTAAACGAGAAATACTTTTTTATTGTAATTCACGAGCAGAGTGCTCGTATGTTGAGGCACGCGAACAATTTAGACACCAAGTCTTAGAATCAGATGATTACTACAACGGCATAATAAATTGCCGTATCCATGGCTCCCATATCAAAAACAAGTTAAGCAGTTAGGCTAGCACAGGCCAATCACGTGTGCCCTATACCTGGATCCATGATCACAGGGATGGAAGTCTTGTCGCTGCAACAAGCACTCAACTACTACCCTTCGGGATGAAGATCGCAAATGCCGCGATTTAGTTGTTTGAACAGGATTCATAAAGGCTGAAAAGACGTACGAGCGATCGTACACGTTTATGAGATGTGCTGATATACATTTTGTAAACCGCCGTTGTATAAAGACGGAGCTCGAGGTACAGGACAACCGCCTCTGTAATGCTCTAATATCAGTGACTATGCTACTCGGATGAAGCGTATATATTTTTTGCCCGCCCTGGGCAAAGAGTGACCAATTAATCTGGATGAAATCTCTAAAAACAATATTGATGAGCGCAAGCGAAATCAATAGACTAACGCAGTTAGTCTTAGAAGAATGGCATCCCGCTTTTTTTGGCGGTCTCTAAATTGTCTTTGATAATCTCGTTGATGATTTTTCTATCTTCTGCGCTCAACATCATGGCGTCGGAATAAGATATACCGCCGCGCATGTACCAACAAAATCTCAATAGTTCGTCTTTGATCTGCTTGATTTGATTTTCGTAGCTCTTAACTAAGCCTAGTATTTCTTCGGCGTTTTTTGTTAAGAGCTTTTGCCGAAAAAACTTGAGTAATCAAAAGTCAATGCAATATCATATTCTTTGGTACAACTGTTACAAGATCCTACTAGAGGTTTGACTGCGCCTTCTTTATTGATCTGTTCCATTTTCTCTCTGATAGTTTTACAAATTTCACTATCGCAATTGAAATAAAATTCTTCAATATATTCTGGTTCTGAAACCACTGTGCCTGTGTTGGTGATTTCAATATATTCGGTGTTGTCTACCAGCAACTTGGCGTTTAGTTTAATCAAACGGTCCAGATGTTTTTTATAAGCTTCCAGCTTTGCTGTATCGTCGCCGTCGGGTACGCTGATATTTTCCAGTACTCTTTGTTCTTCGTAAGCAATCTTGTTTGTTTCGTTTACACTGGCATAGTTTTGAGGTTTGAGTTTGATTCT